TGAATGGTTGGAATGAGTGCGTCGCTAAGGCGATGTACCACTTCGGCAAGATTGATGTTTTTACGCGGTAACGAGGGCACCGCCTCTTTCGCCCCACTTGGAGAATTGCAATGGCTCAACTGAATTTCGACGCAAGTCGAGTTTCGCCCGATGTTGGTTTCGATGTCGTCCCGGCAGGCTGGTACAATGTGATGGTGGACCAGTCGGAGCTGAAGCCGACCAACGATGGCTCGGGCACCCGCTTGAACTTCCGTTACGTGATCCTGGACGGCCAGTATCAGGGTCGGAAGATTTTCCACGGACTCAATCTGCAGAACGCGAACGCGCAGACTGTCGAGATCGCCTACAAGCAGCTGAGCGCGCTGGCTCACGCCGTGGGTCATACGCAGGTCGGCGACAGCAGCGAACTGCACAACCGTCCGCTGAAGATCAAGGTGAAGGTACGTCCGCCGAAGGATGGCTACGACGAGCAGAACGACATCTCGCAGTGGAAGAACATCAACGAGCAGGTCGGTGCCGCTCCTGCGCAGCAGGTTCAGCCTGGTCCTCCGGGTGGTGGTTGGACTCCTCCTGCTCAGCCTGCTGCACCTCAGGGTTGGGGTGCTCCTCCTGCTGCTCAGACTGCGATGCCCGCTGCGCCAGCTGCTCCGTGGGGTGCGCCTCCGACCGCTCAGCAACCTGTTCAACAACCTCCTGTTCAGCCGCCGCAGTTCGCTCCGCCTCAGCAGCCCGGCCAGCCTGTGAATCAGCAGGCTCCCGCTGGTTGGACTCCGCCGGCAGCTCCGCAGCCGTGGGCACAGGGTCAGCCGCAACAAGGCGCACAGCCCCAGCAGCAAGCGCCGCAGGCAGCCGCTCCGATGCAGCCGCAGGGTCCGAACCCCGCTCAGGGCGCGGCTCCGCCGTGGCACCGTCCGCAGGGTTGATGCGCTGATCTGATTGGTCCCAGCACCACTCCCGTCGGGGATAAGCGAATAGTTCGACTATTCGGGTGGTGTTTGGGATCTTGTTTTCTTCTGGAGCGGACATGCGGATCACGATTCCATTCAAAACATTGCAGTTGATGAATGACTGCATACAACGTGATCAAGGCAACGCATACCGCGCCAATCTGCAGAAAGTGATACCGCACATAGATGACGCGTATCGCCAAGACGATGATCCTTTCCGCTCGCACCTTGGCGCCTCTGTTGTAGGCCAAGAGTGTGCTCGAGCGATATACTATTCACACAGGTGGACGACTCCGCGCAATGCTAGCGGGCAGATGATGCGTCTGTACAATCGCGGACACCTAGAGGAAGCGCGCTTCATCGCGCTGCTCCTTACTATCGGCTGTCAAGTCTACCAGCAGGACGAACATGGCAAGCAGTTCCGAATTTCACATGCCGATGATCACTTCGGCGGATCTGGAGACGGTGTGGTCATCGGAATTCCAGACCTTGCTCCAGGACAGCCTGCGCTCGGCGAGTTCAAGACGCACAATCAAAAGTCCTTTGATAAGCTGGCAGGAGAAAACTGGCGCAAGTTCATCCAAGGAGAGAAGGGAGAAGGATTCACTGGAGACGGTGTCCGTGAAGCTAAGTTCGAGCACTTTGTCCAGATGCAGTGTTATATGGAGAAAATGCGACTCGCAGTGACGCTCTATGTCGCTGTGAACAAGAACACGGACGATATCTATTGCGAGCTGGTTGCTCTGGACAGTGCGTTCGCTCAGCAGTTCCTAGAGCGTGGGCGAAATCTTGTTTTCATGCAGAAGCCACCCAACAAGATCAACAAGTCTCCAGGCTTCTGGAAATGTCGCTTCTGCGATCACAAGGGTGTCTGCCACCTGAAGGAAACTCCAGCGCGTAACTGCCGTACCTGTTCGTTCAGCCATCCCATTGAGGGCTTGCCAGGAGGCAAGTGGTATTGCAATATGCAGAAGGTGGAGCTGTCCAAAGAGATGCAGCTCGCTGGATGCGCGCAGTATGCAGGCAGAACGGATCTAACAGGATGACAACACTAGTCCCGCACTCGTACCAATACGAAGCGGTAGATTGTGTCTTTGATTACTTCGGGACCCACTACGGGAACCCGCTTGTCGCCATGCCCACAGGCACCGGCAAGTCTGTCGTTATCGCGTCCTTCCTTGAGCGCGTATTCCGCCACTACCCGCAGTCCAAAGTACTTGTACTGACCCACGTCAAGGAACTGATCCAACAGAACTATGCCAAGCTCCTGAAGCTGTGGCCCGGCGCTCCAGCAGGCATCAACAGTGCAGGCTTAGGAAAGCGTGACATTCATCATCGCATCGTGTTCGCCGGCATCGCGTCCGTAGCGAAGCACGCTGCTAGCTTCGGGCACGTTGACTTAGTGCTTATCGATGAAGCGCATCTCGTGAGCGAGAAAGAGTCAACAATGTACCAGGTGTTCTTAGCGCAACTGCGCGCCATGAACCCGCTGCTCAAGGTGATTGGATTCACTGCGACACCGTTCCGCACTGGTGTGGGAATGCTTACCGAAGGTGAGATGTTCTCGGACATCTGCTTCGACATCACTGGTATGGAGTCGTTCAACCGTTTGATTCATGAAGGTTACCTTAGCCCGCTGATCACAAAGCGCACAACGACAGTTCTAGATGTCGACGGCGTCCACATGCGCGGCGGTGAGTTCATTCCAAAGGAACTCCAGCAGGCAGTAGACCGCGACGAAGTCACTGAAGCAGCGTGTCGCGAAGCTATCGAGCTTGCTGCGGATCGTAATCACTGGCTGGTGTTCTGCGCAGGTGTGGAGCACGCAGAGAACACAGCAGCGATACTGAACTCGCTTGGCGTCAGCGCGATCGCTATCCATAGTAAGATGGGCGACAAGGAGCGTGACGACGCGATCCGCGACTGGAAGGCGGGCAAGTATCGCGCGGCAGTGAATAACAACATACTGACCACAGGCATCGACTTTCCTGAGATCGACTGTATCCTGATGCTACGTCCAACAGGGTCTACGATCCTGTGGATTCAAATGCTAGGGCGCGGCACGCGTTGTGTCTATGCTCCAGGTTACGACCTCAGCGTCTACGAGCAGCGCATGCAAGCCATCTTCGAAGGAGGCAAGCGCAATTGCTTGGTCCTGGACTACTCCAGAAACATCGCGCGCTTAGGTCCTATCAATGACCCTGTCATCCCGCGTAAGAAGGGCGAGGGACAGGGTGACGCGCCTGTTCGCATCTGCGAGAATTGCGGCATGTACAACCATGCCAGCTATCGCTACTGCGGAGGCAAGAAGCCCGACGTCGATCCTAATACAGGGGAGCTGATACCTGTAGAGGGTTACTGCGGCATGGAGTTCGAAGTCAAGAACAAGCTCCAGCTCACGGCGTCCGACGCACCTGTAATTAAGGGTGAGATGCCTGTATGCGAAGTGTTCAAGGTTGATCACATCTCCTACGCGGAGCACATCAAACAAGGAGCGAAGCCTGGTATGTGCGTGACATACTATTGCGGGCTCCGACGCTTCAAGGACTATGTGCTGTTGGAGCATGACAATCCGTTTGCGTCACGCAAAGCACGCAACTGGTGGCGCGAGCGTAGCGATCTGGCTGCCCCACTGAAGACTGCACAAGCGCTGGAGCGCACGCAGGAGCTAAAGACCCCGACACATCTGCGCGTGTGGATCAATAAGCAGTACCCGCAGATTATGTCCGCCTGCTACGATGGCACTGCCTTTGGAGCAGAATCCGCTAGGGACAGTGATCCGGGCCCGACAATGGACGTCAAGCCTTCGCGCGAAAATCTGGAAAGGAAGCTGGATCAAGCTCTGGAAGACGATGATATCCCCTTCTAATCAGAACTAAATTCGCTGTAGATTCAACCACTTACGCTAAAACGCCTGTTTACAGCAAAATAATCGTTGATGCCTGGCTAAGCGACATTTATAGTCTGCCACATGGACCGCGCAGTGCAGTCCGCCAACAGGAGACACACATGAGCAACTTCGACGCGATGGGTAAAGAAGAACTGCGAGCTGCTTGTAAGGCTGAGCGGGTCAAGGGCTGGGGCAAGATGAACAATACGCAGATGCGGGACGCGCTGACTGCGTTGTACACAATGAAGCCAGGCGTGCTTAGCCGCGCAGTTGATAACGTGATTGCAGCTGCTCCCGCTGAAGTCGTGGACCCCGCGCAGTTGGACACCCCGGAACTGAACACCATCAGCGCATTGTCGAAGCCCGAGTCTGAACTCGAGCAGCTGCCGCAGGACAACCGTGTTGCGCCGACCCCGGAGTATCTGGAGACACTCGGCGTCGAAGGTGTCAAAGGTCATTGCCCGCACTGCCATATCAATCTGGACAACGGCTACCAGACAGTGGACGGCATCGCAGAAGTGAATCAGGCGCAAGCGAACAAGATGAAGCGCCACTTCGTGTGCCTGGGTTGCAACGGCGAGTATGGTCCTACGATCGTGCGCGAAGCGCGCAAGCCTGTGGTCAACCCGACTGGCGTCAAGATCGAGAAGAACCGCGAAGAGAAGAACGGCCTCAAGCGCCCGTCCGCTGGAACGATCTGCCACGCAATCTGGGCTTCGCTTGACGCGCACGTCGCGACGTTCAAGACCACCCCGACGTTCAAGGATCTGAAAGTCCTGCAGGAGCAGTTCGGCTGGCAGCGCAATACTGCTGTGACACAGTATCAGCGTTGGAAAGAGTTCAACGATCTGATGGTCCGTTGAACGCTAGAGGGCAGTCTGCTAACATGCAGACTGCTTTCTGAAGGGCTCTCACTGCTCGCTTCGCCTTGGGTCATCTCGGTTCCGTCCCGATACGCCTTCAGCTGGCAGCAGTGGGAGTTCTCCCGAAAGCAGGAGACAAATATGTATATCAGCATCGATAGGGAGCGCACTCGCTTCCTACACAAGCACGCAGACTTCAGAACGGTCTGCAATCTGGATTACATCGCGCAGGTGATAAAACGTACGGACGTGGAGCCTATCAATGATGGCACACACTTCCTGATACACTGGACTGATCTGGAGCTACGCCTGCTGTATCACAAATGTGCAACAGGTGACAATGTCAAGGAGCCTCGATGCCCACATGCCGGGTCCGTGCTACGCGCTGTTCTGCTAGAAATGGCACAACGCATGCCAGTTACAGACGTTGACCCTGCTGAAGCGGAGCTGCAAGCGCAGTGGATCGAAGCGCATCAGGAGAAGCAAGACGTAACAGGTTATCAGTACGTTCGCGGGGCCAAAATACCCGGGCGACAGACTTCCCTTTTTGGGCGAGGCGTGTGCGAAATACTGCCCCCGGAGGAAGCTGCGAAAGTTGCGCATGCGCGCATTACAGCGCAGGCAACGCGCGCAGCAGCGCTAGCCCATGCACAAGCGTCCGCAGCCGCGCAAGCTGCTATAAGCGTTCCTGCGCAGCCATCGGAGCCGCCAGAACCTGGCTTGAAGTGGGACCATCGAAAAGGGTGGGTGAAGCCCGCGCCAGCTAGCGCGCCACGTTCAGGAGTGTGCAAACTGATATGGGAAGCGCTGGACGCTGAACGCGCTAGGATCAATGATATTCCAAGCCGTGACTTCATCAAGGTGCATGCCGCGTCGCAAGGTTGGAACGCATCGACCGCAAGCGTGCAGTACGCTGCATGGAAAAAGCAGCAAGGAGCAGCGTAGAGAAAATGTTGTCGTAACGATTGCGCGAGGCGTTGCTCTGGGTTATATTGCATCGTCCCGCATTGGACAGAGTTTATCAATCAAAGTTTTGGGAGTATGACATGAGCACCGAGAAGACCCCGGAAGAGATCAAGGCGGAAGCCGACGCCAAGGCTGCGGCCAAGGCAGCCGAGAAAGCTGCGAAGCAGGCTGCCGCCGCTGAAGCGAAGGCCGCTAAGAAGGCGGAGCGCGAAGCCGCGAAGCAGGCGACCAAGGATAAGCGAGCTGCCGACAAGCAGGCGAAGGTCGATGCCAAGGCGAAGGCCAAGGCCGACAAGGAAGCTGCGAAGCAGCCCGAGCAGAACGGCGTTCGTCGTCCGAAGACCGATACCATCTGCGGCAAGGCGTGGGCCCTGTTCGATCAGCTGAGTGCGCAGTCCGGCGCGCCCGCCACGATCGGTGACTCGCTGAAGAATGCAGGCGGCATCGCAGAAGCGACCGTCCGCACGCAATACGCGCGCTGGCGCAAGTTCCACGGCATCAGTGGCCGTGCGGAAGCGCCGAAGCCCGCTGCTGAAACCCCTGCCGCCAGCTGACAGTTGTCTCCTGTTGCTTGCTGGTGAGTAGGTAGAGCCCGGGTGCTGGTGGCCCGGGCTCATTTGTCTTAAGATGCGGGAGACAACGCATGTATCCTCCAAATATTTTGAACACTCAACCTATCGAGAAACGTCAGCACACGACTGAACTCGAAGTCCATTCTATCTTCTACACAATTCAGGGCGAGGGCCCTTTCTGCGGGACTCCCGCAGTCTTCGTTCGTCTAGCAGGCTGCAATCTGCAATGCCCGTCATGCGATACGGATTACACATCCAAGCGCACGCGCATGACAGCAGAAGAGATCTGTGATCGCGTCCGCTGGGCTATCGTCAACTCCGAGATCGCTGGAATGACAGTTGCAGAGTCATTGTCTGCAATATCAGACGATCCAAATGACCCTGCGTCGCAGACGATCAACTTCTTCAAAGGGCTTGTGGTCATCACAGGCGGCGAACCGTCTCGCCAAGCTACTGGCGTCGAATGGCTCACGCTCATGCTCCAGCAGCGTCTAGGATGCTACGTGCAGATCGAAACGAACGGCACACTGCCGCCCCCGATGGTTCATACTATCAACCGCAACGTGGCGGAACGTAAAGGACTGTATATCATTGTCAGTCCAAAGACAGGTCGAGTTCATCCTGAAGTCGCAAAGTGGGCTTGTGCCTACAAATACGTCATGCGGCACGATCGCGTGGCTGGAGATGGATTACCACAGGATGCGCTCCATCTGGTTCTGAACGGTGGTGTGCAGCTCGCGCGTCCTCCTGCCGATTTCGAAGGTACTGTATATCTGCAACCGCAGGACGACCACGATCCTGAGTTGAATCAACTTAACCAGGAGGCCTGCATTAAATCTTGCATGCGGCATGGGTACGTCCTACAGTTACAAGTCCATAAAATCCTTGGTTTGGAGTAACGATCAATGAAATACCTTGTTGTTCTCTCTGGTGGGCAGGACTCCACCACTTGTCTGTTCTGGGCGAAGGCTGCGCTCAAGGAGTACACAGCTACAACCGGACACGATTCGGAATTGCACGCCATCACGTTTGACTACGGGCAGCGGCATGCCATCGAAATCGAAGCAGCTAAGAAGGTTGCAGAGCTTGCAGGTGTCGTTTCGCATGAGATCATTCCTGTTCCGAACTGTTTGCGCTCCACGTCCCCGCTGACCAGCGGCAACGAGTTAGAGCGGTATCAGTCATTCAAGCAGATGGACGAAGTAATAGGTAAACGCGTCGAACTCACGTTTGTTCCCATGCGCAATACGTTGTTCTTGACGATCGCAGCGAACCGCGCTATCGCGCTGGGCTGCAAGGATATCGTGACTGGTGTGTGCCAGGAAGACAACGCGAACTACCCGGATTGCCGCGAGTTCTTCATCTTCTGCTTGCAGCAAGCGTTCAACGAATCGCTCGGACTCAAGGGCAGCAAGGAGCTGACGATTCATACACCGTTGATGCATCTGACCAAGGCACAGACCTGCATCATGGCGTCGGAACTGCGCAACGGTGCGTGGGATGCGCTCGCGTATAGCCACACGTCCTACGATGGCGTCTATCCGCCGACGGATATGAACCATTCGAATGTGCTACGTGCGCAAGGCTTCCTAGAAGCCAACCTGCCTGACCCATTGGTCCTGCGTGCTGTTCGTGAGGGCCTCATGCCACTGCCCGAGACGCACAACTACGCGCTGGAGAACATTCACGTCGCCCAAGGGCTCAAGTGATGTTCCGCTCCACCAAGCACTACGGACACGAAGTAGGCCTCTCGGCCTGCTTCCGTCAGTGGCGCGCGGACAGCCATTGCAAGCTCCTGCATGGCTACGCGCTAGCATTCACCTTCGTGTTCGAAGCAAAGGAGCTGGACCATCGCAATTGGGTGGTCGACTTCGGCGGACTGGATTGGCTCAAGGGCGAACTCCGCAACGCATTCGATCACAAGCTAGTCGTGGCAGCGGATGATCCAGAACTGGAATACTTCAAAGAGCTGGAAGCGAAAGGATTGGCCCATGTGGCCATATTCCGGAACGTAGGCTGTGAAGCCTTTGCGCAGATCGCATTTAGGATGGCGCAGGAAGCAATCTCCAACCAGCTCGACCGCGTCAAAGTCGTGTCCTGCGAAGTGCGGGAGCATGGCGCCAACTCAGCAATCTTCCTGGGACCTTAACAAATGACAAAAGAAACTATCGTACTCACACAGCTCAGGCTTCGTGAATTAGCGGAGCATTGCGCTTGTGATATCAGCACATGGGCGATGAATGAAAACTTCGCTGGTATGGTTCCGCTTCGGGCTTACGGCGTTCCACGCGGTGGCGTCAGTGCCGCTCTTGCGATCCAGCAGCACATACCGCTTCGCTTGGTTGACAAGCCCGAAGACGCGCACATTTTCATCGATGATCTGGTGGACAGTGGGAAAACGCGCCAGCGATATGCGGAGAAGTTTCCTGGCAAACCGTTCTTCGCATTGATCGATAAGCCGAGCAACAAAGGTAAATACTATTTCGATCGTTGGATCGTGTTCCCGTGGGAGTTCAACGAGACAGGCTCCTTCGAGGACAACGTCACACGCTTGCTCCAGTTCATCGGAGAGGATCCAGCGCGCGGAGGTCTGCTCGAGACGCCGAAGCGTGTGGCCAAGGCGTGGAAGTTCTGGACGAGCGGCATTGGGCAGGATCCAGCGCAGATCCTGAAGGTGTTCGAGGATGGAGCGGAGACCTATGATCAAATGGTCACTGTGAAGGACATTCCCATCTACTCACACTGTGAGCATCATCTGGCGCCTATCTTTGGCACAGTCACGATCAGCTACATTCCGAACGGCAAGATCGTCGGGCTGAGCAAGCTGTCCAGGCTCGCTGACTTGTATGCGCGTCGCTTGCAAGTCCAAGAGCGACTCACAGACCAGATCGCAGACGCCTTGCACACTCACTTGAATCCACGTGGAGTCGGCGTCATGCTACGTGCGCGCCATCTGTGCATGGAATCACGTGGAGTGTGCCAGCAAGGGCACCACACCATAACCACAGCCCTGCGTGGAGTCATCAAGGACGATCAAGGACCGCGCGAAGAATTTCTGCGTCTTGCACAGTAGTTGGTATCAGCTGTAGAATGCGGCTATGAACATTTTCATGGCCGCTGTCTACACCAACGGATTCATGAAGACCCAGAAAGGGTCTCATGATAAGCTCAACGACTTCGAGAAGACACACTTCGAGGTTATACCGAACATTCTGGAGTCCTGGCACTACGTAGGTCGTCAGCGCTACGTGGATGACATGCGTCGTAACGATGCTAAAGTGTTCCTCGACTCCGGTGCATTCTCGGACTGGACCATGGCCAAGAAGCACAACACAGGCCTGAAGCTCAACGTCGCGGACTACTGCGCCTACATTCAACGCAATATGGACATACTGCGCGTGGAGGATGGCGACTTGATGGCGTCTGTACTGGACGGTATCGGAGACCCATACAAGACTTATCAAAACCAACTTGAGATGGAATGGCGCGGCGTGCGTCCGTTGCCCTGCTTCCATTTCGGGGAGGATGAACGCTATCTGGAGCACTACGTTAAGAACTACAGCTATATCACGATAGGAGGTATGGTCGGCAAGACACAGCAGCAGCTCATGACGTGGCTGGATCGTATCTTCGACCGTTACATCTGCGACAAGAGCGGGAGACCGCGCCTGAAGGTACACGGCTTCGGTCTTACGTCAGTCACTATGATGGAGAACTTCCCTTGGTTCTCTTGTGACTCTTCGTCCTGGATCCAATACGCAGTGTACGGACATATCTTTCATCCCCGATACAATGTGATCACTGTGTCGGGGAAGTCTCCGCGCCGTCATGACCTAGGGATGCATGTCACAACACTCACGGACGTGGAGCGGCAGTTCGTTAATCAGGAATTCGCGAATATCGGATTCGACCCAGAACGTCTTGCAACCGTCTATGAGTCTAGGGCAGCATTCAATATGTGGTCCTTCCAAGAGATCAACAAGATAATCAACGTGGGCAAGAGCGAACTATTCGCCGCCCGTAAGCAGGAGCTGTTCTGATGAATCTCGAAAAGGTTCGACAAGAGTTACGAGACATTGGCAAGTCTAGTGAATGGATAGCTCATGTGGAGTCATCTACCGACAACGCCATCAAAGAAATTAAAGCGAGGATGAACGGATCGGACCATTCGATGCGCCTTTATCAGAAGCTGCTCATCGCTAAGATATTGCAGGAGTCTTTCGATGCTTAAAGAACTCAAGTTCGTGATGGGAGCTGTCGCCAAGAAGGACTTCTTGCCTGCCATGACTCACTTCGCTATCGAAGGCGGGACCGTGCGCTCCTACAACGGTTGCGTCGCGTTGTCTGCTCCCATTGCATTCGACATTGACTGCAAACCTAAGGCAGACAAGCTGGTACATGCGATCGCGCAGTGTCCTGAGCTTGTAGTGCCCACACTCTCCATGACTAAGGCTGGACGGCTTAGCATCAGCGCAGGTGCGTTCAAGGCGTTCGTGGAGTGTGTTACGGAGGAGACGCCGCACGTGCTTCCTGACGGAGATATCGTGCGTCTAGATATGGAAGTTGAAGAGCAATGCGATGAAGCAGGCAATCCCTGCGCTCCTCCGCTGACACTAGGCGGCGTTCTATTGAACGCGTTGCGCGTGCTGTCCCCATTCATCGGGGACGATGCATCACGGCAGTGGTCGAACGGCGTGCTATTCCGTGGACAGTCTGCGTTCGCCACAAATAACGTGCTCCTGATGGAGTACTGGATCGGCGCGCAGATGCCTATCACTGTCAATGTTCCGCGTATCGCTATACGTGAGATGCTACGCATCAACGAAGCGCCCACGCACGCGCAAGTCACACCAACGTCGCTCACGTTCCATTACAAGGACAAGCGCTGGATTCGAACTCAGCTGCTGGACCTGGGTTGGCCTGACCTGGAGCCCTTGCTAGCGAAGGACAGCAAGCCTGTGGCCATTACAGACGACTTGTTCGTTGGACTGGAAAAGATAGAGCCGTTCGCAGACAAGATGGGCCGCGTGTTCATCACAGACGGAGTGCTGTCCACAATACCTGATATCAAGGTGGATGAAGGTGCATACTTCGAACTCCCGAACTTCCCTTTCAACGGGATTTATCAAATACAGATGCTTATGCTGCTGCGTGGCGTAGCTCAGCAAGCGGACCTCAGCATGTACCCGAGCCCCTGCATTTTTTACGGAGAACGCCTGCGTGGAGCTATCGTAGGGATGAAGCCGTGATCAGTAGGCATTGTGGCGAACGACTAGAACGCTTAACGCGTGACACGCGCACACCACAGGAAGACAAGCGTCAGATATCGCATGTTTGGCATTGCAAGATATGTAAGCGCGTGTTCACTCAAAAACGTCGCAAGGCTAGGGCTAAATAATGCGCCCGGACGCATTAGGACTGTGGTGGCGCGACGAGCCCGTCGTAAAGGTAACTAAGGCCCCCAAGCCCAAGCGCACGCCCCCGGAGCCCGTATGGCTGCGTCCGGACTACTTGCCTGGGCTAGACGAAGCACTACAGTTCAACGTTCACGTGATGTCGGAGATGGAGCTGTGGCAGGCTAAAGTCAACAATGAAAAGCTCCTCTTCGACGTGGAGGTGTACTGGAACTATTTCTTAGTCAGCTTCCGTTCGTTTCACACGGGTCATGTCGTGTACTTGGAAATGGGCGCAGACGGCTCCATCAACAAGGAGAAGCTGAACTGGATCCTGCATAACTTCACGATCATAGGTTTCAACAGTGATAACTATGATCTACCTATGCTAGCAATGGCTGTCGCAGGCAAGTCCTGCGCACAGATGAAGGCAGCAACGAACAAGATCATTCTGGAACAATGGCGTCCGCATGAAGTACTGAAGTCGTACAAGGTCAAGAACTTCAAGGACCTGAATCACATCGATCTCATCGAAGTCGCTCCACTGCGCGCTAGCTTGAAGATCTACGGTGGTCGCTTGCATGTTCCTAAGATGCAAGACTTGCCATTCCAGCCCGAGACGATCCTCAGTTCGGAGCAGATGGCGATCATCCGCTGGTACAACATCAACGACTTGACGCAAACCGCATTTCTGTATCAAGCATTGCAGGAACAGATCGCGCTTCGTGAATCCATGTCTGCACGCTATGGAATTGATCTTCGTTCCCACAGTGACGCGCAAGTCGCTGAAGCAGTCATCGCGCACGAGATCACTAAGATCAACGGCGCACGTCCAACCAAACCTGTCATCGCACCGGGCACTCCGTACTTCTACAAGGTGCCGCATTTCGTCCAATTCGAAACACCGCTGATGAATGCAGCGCTGGACATCGTTCGCCGTGCGCGCTTCGTCGTGGAGGAGCACGGTAGCGTAGGGCTACCCAAGGAGATTGCCAAGCTCCAGCTCCAGATCGCTGACAACCGCTATACAATGGGCATCGGAGGATTGCACTCGACTGAAACGAAAGTCGCGCATATCGCGGGCGAGGATATGCTAATCGTGGACCGGGACGTGACGTCGTACTATCCACGAATCATCCTG